CGCGCCGCCGCCCCGTAGCCAAGTCGCCATCTCGCACCACATCTCGCTGCGCCGCTTGTCGAACAGGTGCGACGCCAGCGCCTTGCCACCGAACGGCACTTCGATGATGCGGCCGTGGCCCAGCTGGCGCAGACGGTCGATGACGCCGCTTCCCGCCCCAGCATCGACGAACACAGCGTCGGGACTGTGCGCGACCATCTGGCTGGCCACGATGTCCGCCAGCTTCATGTTGTCGATGCCCCGGTTAACCAGCGGCGGGAAGGCGACAAGGCCACGGCGCATGATGATGACGGACCTGTCATCCCCGAATCGCGCGGGATCGACGCCGAGCACCGTAGCCGCGTGGGCAACGTCGCGTTCCGTGTAGCTGCGGCGGGCAGCGTCCTCGACTTCCTGCAAGCTGAGCAGCTGGTCGACGCCACCGGCCGAGAAGTCGCACAGGTATTCGCGTGCGAACGACCCCTCCGGCATGTCGGCGCGAAGGCGAGCAACTTCGGCCGGGTCAATCGCTTCCGTGTCGTCGACCGTGTAGCGCGCGGCGTTCCAGTCTGCTTTGCCCGATGCGCCGAAGTACAGCTCCGAGAACAGGTTGATCCCGTTCGGAGTGCCGATGAACATGGCCCAGCCGAGCCGGTCAGACAGCGCGGGTTGAAGGATGTCGGTCCATACCTCCGGTTTGATCTGCGCGACTTCGTCGATGACCACGCCGTCCAGGCGCACGCCACGCAAAGCGTCCGGGTTGTCCGCGCCCCACAGCTTGATGGTCGCCCCGTTGTGGGCGAACACGACCGCCAAGTCGGCTTCCCGGATGTCGACGGCCGAGCGGCGGCGCAGCGGCTCAACCTTGGCTTTGAGGCGAGCCCAGGCAATGCCGCGAGCTTGGCTTAGGAACGGCGCGAGGTAAGCGAACAGCGGCAGCGGGTGGCTGCACTTCAGCGCCTTGTCGACCAGCTCCGCCAACGCCATCTCGGTTTTCCCGGCGCGTCGATGGATCGCGTAGACCGAGAAGCGACGCCGCTTGCGGTGACACTCCGCTTGCCACCTGCGCGGCCGGTAGTCGATCACGATGCGGTCGACCGTCACGCGGCGTTACTCGTCGTTACCGGTAACGTCGGGGACGCCTGTGACGACGTTCAGGGACACGCCGCCGCTGTGCTCAACCTGCGCCTTGTCGCCGAAGTCCTTCGGCAGACGCTTGGACAAGCGCCACTTAAGCCAGTCCAGGCGAGTCCGCTGCGCAGCCGCGTCAACCGAGTCCTCCGGCTTCCGCATCGCTTCCCGTTGCGCAACGGCTTCGTCATGCTCGACGCCAGTTTCGTGCGCGCGTGCGTACGCGGCTGCCAACTCAGGATCTGCCATCCTCCATTCCTTGAACGCTGCCCAGCTCGGCATTCCATCCTTGCCGTTGCAAACGTCGCAGCCGAGTTCGCCGTTGGCTACGCGTTCCAGGACGCGTTCGACCATTTCAGGCGTGCGGATAGTTGGCCTTCCCATGGTTCATCCTGCGAAGCTGGCGCGGTTGTGTTCGGATGGTGCTTCTTTGCCAGCCATAAGCATGGTGTCAACTGGAGCGTTCTTGCGGTCCGGCGTCAAGTAGCACGGTGACATCGTTCGGATGTACCGCGTTTGTATCGTAGGTAACTTCGCGCGAATCCCTATCTACCCTCTGCTTTCTACGGTGAAGCCGTGAACGTGTACGTTCTGGCGTTCTGAGCAACCGCAGCAGAGCAGAAGCATGGGAGGGAACTTCCAGTTCCCCCCATCACCCCCCTCGGGCCGGTCGCTGCGCTCCCTGGATTTATCTCAGAGCGCCTAGAGGCGCGCAGAAGGCAATCCGCAGAGTGCTCCGGTGCAAGTTGCCGCAGTACTGACGCGAGTCGCGCAAGATTTTTCGCGTCGTAACGCTTGTGGTGACGGTCGCTTGCAACTTCCCGATGCGGATTTGTAGTCGCAACGGTTGACATTCGGGGCGAGTTGGCCGATAGTGTGGGCATGGAACCCAACGCTTCCCCCGTCTCTCAGATCCGCACCGCCCCCGCTTGCATGATCCGCACGCGGTTCCTTGGCCCGACCGACCACAAGGGCGCGCGCGTCGTGGCCGAGTTCCTTGCCGACAAGCGCACCCGCGCAACCGTCTCGTGGGACTACAGCCACTGCGGCAGCGAGGGGCATATCCCCGCTGTCCTGGCGCTGGTCGCGAAGGCGAACAAGCAACGCGCCGAATGGGGCTGGCCGCGCATCGACGTGCTTTCGCTGCTGTCGTGCGGCGAGGATGGCGGCGGTTACGTGTGGTGCGTGGTGGAGTCGAAGGAGGTGGGCAAGTGAGCCCCTCCCACGTCACGCACTTCGTCAACCCGTTCCTTGTCGGCGTCGTGCGCCCGATGTGCGGCGGCGGCGGGACGCGAAACGGCTGGCCCGTTTGGAAGTCGATGACCCGCACCACGAACCCAGCGAACGTCACTTGCCAAAAGTGCCTTGATCGCATCGCCAAGATGGACCCCGCGAAGCTCGCCAAGGCGCAGGAGGTGCGCTCGTGACCGCCCCCGCCGCCGACTTGTCGTTCCTGGAGATCCTGACCGCTCCGCCTACGCGCCGTCGCTTTGCCATCCGTTGCCGCGACTGTCTCACGGTGGCGTTCGCCGAACTGGACGCCAACCAAGCCGTTGTGACGCACGAATGCAGTGCGTGCGCTGGCCGTATCGAGATCATGGGCGAGGTTTTCGGTGCGCTGATCGGACGCCGGGAATACTGCTCGGCGTGCGACGACCGCTGCACCAACGCCAAGGGACCGAATTGCGACTGCCCTTGCGGTGGCAAGAACCACGGTAGCGGTGCCGTCGTCGAGGTGAAGCGCATCACTGGCAAGGCCCCCGTCGCGACGATGCGCGCCAAGGTCGCTTGCCTCAAGGCCGCCGAGGAATGGCGTGCGATGGTCCGGCAGTACGACGCCAAGGTCGCGACGGCCGGTCCGTGGGTGCGATCGACGGCAAAGCGGATGCGCCTGGACGCCGCAAGCAAGCGCACGCACGCGGCCCGGTTGCGGCTCATGCGCGAATGCCTCGACTGGCTGGCCAGCAAGTAACCCGCCCCGGCGAGCGCATCGCCGACATTCCCGCGCCGCCCGGGTCCGGCGGCAGCATGCAACCCGAGTCCGCTACCATGAGCCAGATTCTTACCGACCGTCTACATCCCGCCGACCATGCTGCAACAGTTCGCTGCGGCCGTGCTCGCGGTTGCGGTGGACGTGAACGAAACCGAGTACGTGCGCAGTTCGCTTGCGCCGGTCGAAGTGGCCCCGGAGGTGCGGTCGTGAACCATCCCTCCGGCACCTTCTACATCGCCCCCGCCGACGATCCCGCAGACGAGTTCGCCGCCGGCTACGATGGCAACGTGTTCGCCACGCGCGCCGAGGCCGAGGCGGAGATACCGCACTTGACTGCCGCGCTTGCGCAGTTCGCCGACGCCGAAGACGTGGCGGCGATGCGTTGGACGGTGGAGGTGCGCTCGTGACCGCCCCCACTATCATCGTCCGCCGGCCGTCTACCGCGCCCGTTGAATCGGTGCGGGATGACGCGGCCCGCGATGGTCGCTCCATCGGCTGGCGCATCGACGCGGGGACGCTCCCGGAGAAGCTGGCGATTGCGCAGCGTGTGCGCAAGCTGCAAGAATCGCCGGCCTACCGCGATGCGATCCGGGTCGAGCGGCGGCGCGGCTACTGGCTGGCCACGCTGGCTATCGGGGGTGGATCGTGACCGCCCCCGCCGCCGTGTGCCTCGATCCCATCGCGCGCGCCTGCATCATGGTCAAGGGTGGGCTCGGCATGTGCCACCCGATCGACGCGCACGACATACGATTCGAGGTGCAGCAGTACGCGCAGTACCGTAGCGCATTGCAGGTGTCGTTTCGTCCCAACAGGGCGCGACGCCGTAGCTACATCATGCTTACGTCTTTGCCGTTCCTGTGCATTCTGGACACGGACAAGGCGACGGCAGAGCGCCTGCGATCCGACCCGTTTGGCGAGCGAACCAATGTTGGCGGCGCCGTCGTTTCGCGGGCCCGTTACATGAGCTGTGACCCGGCATGGGTGCGCGAGTTCGACGATGCGGTGGCAGCCGCTGGCGTTCGGGTTCTTCGTGACTTCCGCGAATGGAACGCGAACGCATGAAACGCCCGCATCGGTTCCACCGTCTGCTAGTTTCTTACTTAGCAGTGCACGCCGAGTGCGACGCGATTTACTGGCGGTTCTGTCGATGCGCAAGGGCCGCCCCTGTGCCGTCTCGACTTGCGCGCCGGCGGTGGCGACTAGAGCAGCTTGTCGACCGCGAACGTCGGCGACTTCGGCACCCGTAACCCGCCCCGGCGAGCGCCCCTTCGCCGACATTCCCGCGCCGCCCGGGTCCGGCGGCATCATGCAACCCGAGTCCGATACCATGAGCCAGATTCTTACCGACCGTCACGAAGACAAAGCCGACCGTATCGCCCTTGCCGCCATCCGTGGTTCCTTGCGCAAGTTGCGCATGGCAGCAGACAACGCGCGCCGTCAAGGCCAGCGGGACGCGGCTACCGATACCGACCGCGTCGCCGATGCACTGGGCAACATTGCCGCCGAACTTCGCCAGCGCATCGAGTGCGCGCAGGTTTGGTAGTGCGCTGCCATTCGTGCGCAGAGTTCGGTTGCGAATGCCCTGCCGGCTACCGTGCTGCCGTGTTCGCGTGCGACGTATGCGGCAAGCGGTTCGCCACGTCGTTTCCGGCGTGCGAATGGCTGCCGGTTGAGTGTCCTGGCTGCGGTGGGGCGACTACCGAAGAACGCGAGGGCACCAGTTGAAACCCCTACCACCCCGAGCCGCCCGGTCCGGCGGCAACATGCAACCCGAGTCCGTTCCCATGAGCCCACAGCTACGCTACGCCATCGACCACGCTACAAGTACTGCCGACCGCATCGCTTTGCGCGACAAGCTGTTCGCGTCGCAGCAGCCTATCGTTGACGCGATCAACAAGGCCGTGCGCCTGCGCGACCATTACCGGCGCTTCTACTTGCACGAAGTCGCCGACGAATGGGCGCGCGTCGTCGACAGCACGAACGAGGGGCTTGAGTCGGTGCGTAAGGCGATCGCTGAACTGACCGCATGAAAACCCTACCCCCCCGCGACGCCTGGGCCACCGCATTCGGCCGCCGCGTCGCCGCTCGCCGTCGCCAGCTTGGTTTCACGCTGTCCGAACTGGGCGAGCGGGTAGGCTCCCACCGTCAATCCGTCTGGCGATGGGAGCAAGGGCAACAGCTGCCGGACGCCTACGACCTGTTCGCGTTGTCGAAAGCGTTGCGTTGCACCGTATGGCGCTTGACGGAGGCGCCGTTGCCGCCAGTCGCGCCGCCGGTTGATCCCGTCGCCTAGTGGGCAGCTCGCCCGGCGATGGTTCCTGGCGCGTTC